TTACCAACTCGAATCGGTAATCCATCCGATATCGGGCTGTTCCGACAAATTCCAGGCACTACAAATAGTTTTGGTGCTGAGTTTATGACTGAGACAAATATCCTTGTGCCGACAACCGCGTGGGGTGGTGTTGCACCTAAAAATAGTTCAGGTACTCGCATTGCGAAGTCTTGGACCATTCCGCATATGCCGCTCGAAGATGTTGTTTTGGCATCCGATATAATGGGCGTGCGTGCATTCGGTAGCACTGCTGCTGAAACAGTAAGCGGCAAAGTATTGGACCGCTTGCAAGCAATGAAAAACAAGATTGACACAACACTTGCATTTCGCCGATTAAAAGCCAAGCAAGGCATTATTGTTGACGCTGATGGGTCAACGATTATTAATTACTTCACAGACTTTGGTGTCACACAAACCGAGGTTGATTTTGATCTAGGCACAGCAACAACTAATGTTGCAGCAAAATGCCAAGACGTAATTGATTCAATTGAAGATGCATTAGGTCAAGAGATCTACACATCAATCGAAGTAGAAGTCGATCGTGCTTTTTATGATGCATTAATAGCACATAAAAACGTGAAAGAAGTGTTCTTGGGTTGGTCTGCTGCTGAGCAAAAACTTGGACGTTCAAATACTTCAGGTTTTGAATTTGGTGGTCTTAAATTCATTGTGAATCGTCAAGCTGTTGGCGGCACACCGATTTATGCAGCTAAAACAGGTTCAGCTTATCCACGTGGTACTCAGGACGTGTTTGTTACTGCATTGGCACCTGCTGACTTCAACGAGACAGTGAATACTTCAGCATTGCCTTATTACGCTAAACAGCGCGTTAAAGACTTTGATCGCGGTTTTGATTTGCATGTTCAAGCAAACCAATTGCCAACCGTATTGAAGCCAAAGGCACTGGTAAAAGTTAAATCAACTACATAAGGTGGTGACTGCTATGTACGCGACACGTGATGACATGGTGAAGCGTTACGGACAGGCAGAAATATCACAGTTAGAGCGTTATTTGATGGGGGGTGAGTCTGTAGACGCTGCCATTGCAGATGCAGACTCAATCATTGATGGCTGGATTGGTGCGAAGTATGCAATCCCGCTTGAATATCCTCCCAATAATATAAAAATCTTTGCTTGTGATATTGCCCGATATTTACTCTGGAAAAGCCGAGCATCTGAAGAAGTCCACAGACGTTATGAAGATGCAATCAGTTTTTTAAAAGGCGTATCAAAGGGTACAAACGTTTTGCTTGTTAAGAATCCAACAACTCAAGAAGTTAAACCAGCATCTAAATCACCGACCACAATGCCGATTGGTTCAACATATCGTGGCGGTGTTTTTAGTGATGATGTTTTAAACCAGATGCCAAGCGTCAAGTGAGGTGGTTATGGCGGATAGACAAGGGTTTTACTTTCAAGGTGAAGAAAAGTTAAAGGATTGGCTTCGCAAGGTAGAGTCGAAAGCAGGCGACCATAAAGCGCTTTATGATGAGCTAGGGGATATTCTGCTAGATGGTGTGCATGATCGTTTTAAACGTGGTGTGGCACCTGATGGTAGACCTTGGCAAAAATCATGGCGGGCAATTGCTCAAAATGGTCAAACGTTAAGAGATACGGGCCGATTATTAAACTCGATCCGTACTCGACTTAACAAAAACGGCGTTTCAATTCTCACTGATGTTCTATATGCGAAGCTGATGCATTACGGTGGAACCATTAGAGCTAAAAGTAAACCTTATCTTGTTTTCAAAACGCCTACTGGCGGTTGGGTCAAACGTAAATCAGTCACCGTTCCAGCTCGCCCTATCTTCGGTGTATCAGAAGATGATGCACAGAACATGCTGCTATCAATCGAAGAATATCTGGAGGATTTACTGAGAGATGCCAAGTAATTATTTTGCGCTTGAATCAATCATTAAAGGTCGTCTGCAAGACATTGAGTCTATTCAGGCTGTATACACGCCTTTCTCTGTTGATGACATGCTTGAGTCTACGGCAGTAGCACCATCAATTAGCATCATTTATGTAGATGATCGAGTGGGTGAGTCGGCAGGTAATGGAACGGCAAGTGTTGTGTATCAACAATGGCTTATTGTTTTGTGTGTTGAAGAAGCAGGCTCGCAGCTTGAAGATACAACACTGATTCGTAATGCAGCCAGTCCGATGATTTTAGAAATCTTAAAGCGTATGCAAGGTTTTAATCCAGAGATTTTGGGATTTAAGCAATTCAAGCGAGCAAATGCAGGTGTTCAACATATGTCGGCAGCAGGCAAATTGTGGCTTCCATATTTGTTTGAATGCCAAATGATTAACAGTTTCTGAGGTATTTATGACAAAGCAATACAAAGCTTTGAAGCCAATTGGTCGCTTTAAAAAAGGTGAATTCATTGGCGGCTTAACAGAAGCAGAGATTCAAAAACATAAACAACTTGGAAATATTGAGGAAGTCAAAATCCAAGTTATCAAACCAAAAGAGGTAAAAACCAATGGCTAAGCAATATTTTTCGTTGCAAGGTAAATTATATCTATCGCCGATTGTCTCGGGTGTAGCGGGTACAGCTCGTTATGTGGGAAATGCGCCAGACTTTGAAATTGAGTTAGACGGCGATGTGATTGAACATAAAGAATCAACATCGGGTCAGCGTACTACTGACTTTATGATGACGAAAACTCGTAGCGTGAACTTTAAAGGTACTTTAGAAGAAGCGAGCAAAGAAAATATTGCTTATATTCTAAATGGTTATGCAACCGCAATTGCAGGAGGATCAGTTACAGGCAAAAGTCTTGGTACTGTGGCTGTCGGTGTTGAAGTTCCACTAGGCGGTTACAATGTCTCAAACGTGGTGATTAAAGACTCGACTGGAACGCCAGTTGTTGTGGACTCATCAAAATATAAAGTTGATGCAGCTTTCGGCACAGTAACGCTTAATGATGTGGCCGGTCTAACCATGCCGTTGACTGCCGACTTTACAGCAGGTGCGGCTTCAGTTACCACAATCAATGATCGTGATAGCGCAGAGTACGAGCTAACATTCCGTGGCATCAATACGGTAGACAATAGCAAAGTTGAAGTGAAGTTGTGGCGTACTAAAAAAGATGCTTCAGCAACGTTCCCTTTAATTCACGAAGAACTTGGTTCTTATGAAGTAAGCGGAATGGCGTTATCTGATGTAGAAAAAGGCAGCGATTCAAGTCTTGGCTTGTTCGGGCGTATTGTTCAGATTGCTGCACCAGTTTAAGTAATATATGCAGGCACAGGGGCGCATTAGCGTCTTTTTTTGTGCCTGTATTTTTGGATTATTTCTATGAATGACTTTTTTCTTTTAAACAATGAATCGTTGCAACATATATTCATTGATCAGAAAATCGAAGTAAAGCAGATTAAGGTAAAAGACTTGAATTACTTTGCTCAATTTGCAGATTCAATCAAAAAGCTAGACAGTTATTCAATAAAAACAATCACAGCGTTAGTCGAGACTGAGATTTTTAACATCATGGGTCTTTGTTCTTTAGTCACTTCACTTGATCCAGAGAATTTCGCAAAACATATTGCAAATCATGATGCGATTGCTGAACTGGTTTTAAAAATCATTCAAGTGAATGAAGCATTCTTTAAGAAAGAGAAGCAACAAAGCAGATCAAAAACTGAGGTAAACGAGTCGACTTGGTTTGATTCGTTTCAATACTTGATTAGTTGCGGTCATAGACCAGATGATATTTTAAATATGTCCTATGGGGCTTTCCAAAAATATATTGAAGCAGCTCAAAAAAATGAAAGACAGAATATTAAAAATACAGCTATAGCGGTGCGTATTGCGATGCAATCAAGCAAACAAGAATGGGATAAGAGCATTAAACAATTAGAAAAATAATGAAAATCTGTTAATGACTTCATTTCGACCATTTGCTAAATTGAGTGAGATTAATAACAATTGGTTTACATTATGAAAAAGTTTTTATTAGCAGTTGGGGTTTCGTTCATCTCGCAATTTGCCACTGCTCAGGTTTATCAGTGCAAAGTTGGTGGTAGTTTATTGTTTCAAGACAAACCGTGCATTGGAAGCAAGGAGCAGGCGGACGCTATAAGAAAGAAACAAAATGAGTATAAAAGCGCACAGGCTGCAAGAGAGCAGCGCGAGGCGGAGCGAGCTGCTAGAAAAGAGCCAAAAATAGGAATGACAAAAACAGAAGCATATAAATCAAGTTGGGGTTATCCTGATAAAGAAAATGTGACAACAAGCGGTCATGGAACAAGTGAACAATGGGTATATCGCAGAGGAAGTAGCAGTAAATACCTATATTTTAAAAATGACATATTAACAACAATTCAAGATTTCTAGCTAATCTAAATAAACCCGCCAAGTGCGGGTTTTTTAATACCTAATTCACCCAACAAATCGTATTACGTTTTAAACGAACCTGTCAGCAATGGCAGGTTTTTTATGCCTGAAGGAAAACAAAATGGCTTCAAACAGTTTAGATTTTTTGCTGAATCTGCGTGCAAATACGACAGGCTTTGACCAAGGAATTAACGGCGCAAAGTTTGCTGTAAATGCACTTGTTGGCGCAATGGCGGCGCTTGGTGTTGGGTTGGGTGTTAAAGAGCTAGCAGAAGCAGCAGACAGCTATGCAATGCTCTCGGCTAAGATTCAGCAATCAACAAAAGATACTGGCAATTTTACTCAAGCAATGGCTGGTGTGCATCAAACCGCACTATCAACAAACTCAAGCCTTGATGCGACAGCAGCACTATTTACAAAGCTAAATACCGTTGCTAAAGACATGGGTAAGTCACAGCAATTTGCTTTAGACATGACAAGCACGGTTACTAAAGCAATTCAGTTGGGTGGTGGATCAGCTCAGGCAAGTGAGGCAGCAGTACAGCAATTCATCCAAGCGATGCAGGGCGGTGTTCTGCGTGGTGAAGAATTCAACTCAATCATGGAGAATGGCTATGGCTTAGCTGAAGCACTTGCAAAAGGCTTGGGTGTAACCACTGGCGAACTTCGTAAAATGGCTGAGGCAGGGGAGCTATCAGCAGAACGTGTACTTGCTGCTTTAGCAAAACAGAAAGCAGGTGTGGACGCACAGTATTCTGAGATGCCTTTAACGATCAGCAATGCGCTACAAAAAATTGCCACATCTTGGCAAATCTTA